AGTATATTCACCAATATTTAATTGTCCTGTTCCTTCTTGGTTACACAAAGGTAAATGCTATAGTTTAGAATCACCTTCAAGGTTAGATGGAAAAACACAAGTTTTTGGGCATACACTTCCAAGTCATGAAGAAATGTTTGACAAAACTTATGTAGTACAACATTTTTTTGAGTCTGCTTTCTCAAAATCTAAAACAGTAGATAAGGATTTTTGGGCTACAGTTCCAGAGGATTGTTTTCTTGCTAAAGAAGCAAATCATATACTAGGTGATAATTGGAAAATGATATTAAATGAATCCTAATTACCCACTATACATTCCATCTAAAGGTCGTTATGAAATAAGACTAACGAGTAACTATTTATCTTATATGAAAGTCAAGCACTATATAGTTATTGAAGAGCAGGAATATAATCTGTATTTAGAAAAAACAAAAGACAATAAATATGTAGACTTATTAATATTAGATAAAAAATATCAAGATGAATATCAAACTTTAGATGAGCTAGGAGACACAAAAAGTAAAGGACCAGGTGCAGCTAGAAATTTTGCATGGCAACATAGTATAGATAATGGCTTTGATTATCACTGGGTAATGGACGACAATATAAAGAGTTTTATTAGAACAAATAAAAATAGACAAATTAAAGTATCTAATGGGGCAATATTTAAAGCGATGGAAGACTTTACAAAGAGATATAGTAATGTTTATATGAGTGGTCCTAATTATTATATGTTCGTACCAAGAAAATCTAAAGTTCCACCCTTTGTTCCAAATACAAGAATTTACTCTTGTAATTTTATCAAGAACAATATACCTTATAGATGGCGAGGACGATATAATGAAGATACTATTATAAGTCTTGATATGTTAGTAGATGGGTTTTGTACTATTCAATTCAATGCTTTCTTACAAGAGAAAACAACAACACAAGTTATTGGAGGTGGAAATACAGGCGAATTTTATGCAAAAGAAGGTACTTATCCAAAGTCAAAGATGTTAGTAGATACATACCCTGAATATGCTAAATTAAAACACAGATTTGGACGAATACATCACTATGTAGACTATACACCTTTTAAAAAAAATAAGTTAATCAGAGAGCCTCATATTGATTTAAGTAAAATGAAGAAAGTAAATGAGTATGGAATGAAAATAAAAAAAGTAATATGAGTTGGGAGTTAAATGTTGGTTTATATCTGGGATTGCTCTTAGGTTTTAGAGTTTATGAGCAAGAAAATTGCACTGACTATGTAGCTTACTTCTTACTCTTTGATATTTGTTTAACAGTATATAAGAAATAAAATGGATAAACCAGCAATAGAATTAATGATTAAGTATTATATGGACGTACTTGAAAATTGTAAAAGTCCAAAGCATATAGCGTATGCAAATTTAATGTTAGCATTTCATTTAGATAAATTAGAATTAGATACAGATATGGCATACGGAGTAAAAAAATACAGCACAAATACAGCATAAAATGGGAAAAGAACATATAAAAAAACATCAGTTTAAAAAAGGACAATCAGGTAATCCTAATGGCAGACCAAAAGGTACACCTAATTGGAAAAAACTTTATTTAGATTTATTAATGCTTGAGAGTGAAGTCATGAATCCACTTACAGGTAAAGCAGAAAAATTAAATCAATTTCAAAGAGTGGCATTAGCTCAAATAAGAGAGGCTTTAAAAGGAAATGTAACAGCTCAAAAAGAAGTAATGGAAAGGTTTATGGGTAAAAATAAAGAGACTATTGATATAAATGCTGATGTACCAAACTTAGACTTTAGAAAGCTGTTTAATTTTAATGATGAGGATTGAAGTTTAATGGTAAATACAAAGCCTTCTGGAATGATAGTAGATACACTATACTGACTGGAGGACGAGGCTCTGGTAAATCGTATTTTACCGGAGTTTTTTTGTTAGGCTTAACCTATGAAGCTGGTCATGTAATTTTATATACTCGTTATACTTTAAGAGCAGCTAGTGTTTCAATTATACCAGAGTTTAGAGAAAAAATAGAGCTATTAGGTTTACAGAATTTATATCATATTACTAGAGATGAGATAATAAATAAGGCTAATGGTAGTAAGATAATATTTAGAGGTATTAAAACCTCATCAGGAGACCAAACAGCAAACCTTAAATCCTTACAAGGTGTAACTACTTGGTGTATGGAAGAGGCAGAAGAGATAGATGAGGACTCCTTTGATAAAATAGATCTATCAGTCAGACAAAAGGATTTACAAAACAGAGTAATACTTTTACTTAATCCAAGTACTAAAGAGCATTTTATATATCGTAGATTTTTTGAAGATAAAGGAGTACAAGCTGGAAGCAATATAACTAAAGAAGACACTACCTATATACATACTACTTATTTAGATAACATAGAAAACCTCTCTGAAAGTTATATTAAACAGATTGAGGATATGAAAGTAAGAAGACCTCAAAGATATAAAGCAGTAATTGAAGGTAATTGGCTTGAGAAAGCCGAGGGTGTTATATTCACTAATTGGAAACTAGGTAAGTTTAAAGAAGTATCTAAGGCAGTTTTTGGAGCAGACTTTGGGTTTGCCTCAGATGAGAATACTCTAGTTAAAACTTCAATAGATAAAGACAGGAAAATAATCTACGTTAAACTCTGTTTCTATTTACCAGCTTTAACTACTTCTGACCTTAGAGGGCTATATAAAAAACATGCTGGAGATTCACTAATTGTAGCAGACTCGGCAGAACCTAGATTGATATATGAGTTAAAAGCCTCATCTAATATAATACCAACAATAAAAGGGCAAGGCAGTATAACTTATGGAATTTCTTTACTACAAGACTATGATCTAATTATAGACGAAGAGGATAGTACTCCTTTAGTTAAAGAATTAAACAATTATAGTTGGCTTGAAAAGAAGTCAAAAACACCAATCGATAAATACAATCATGCTATTGATGCTTTAAGATATGCTATAAGCTATCAATTAAAGAATCCAAATGCTGGTGAATATCATTTAATGTAAAATAGTAGACCGAAAATATAAACATGAAGCGTTTTAATAATATAACATTTTAGTTATGGCAATAAAGAAAATAGAAGTACCAAATGATATGTCTGAAATAACATTAGGACAATATCAAAAGTTTGCAAAATTAGTTGAGAAAGAACAAGAGGAAGATTTTCTGCAAAAGAAAATGATTGAGATATTTTGCGGAATAGATCTTAAAGAAGTAGACCAATACAAATACACAGCAGTAAAGAAAATAAGTAAGATACTATCTGAGATGCTTCAACAAAAGCCTAAGCTTAAAACTAGGTTTCATTATAAAGGAAAAGAGCTTGGGTTTATTCCTAGAATTGAAGACCTCTCCTTCGGTGAGTTTGTTGATTTAGATATGCTAATGAAAGACTGGGATAGTATGGACAAGGCTCTAGGAATATTATATAGAGAAATAGATATGAAGTTTAGTAATAAATACACAATAGTAAGATATAACTCGGATAGTATTGAAGATATGAGAGAGATGCCTCTAGATATTGCTCTGGGTGCTATTTTTTTTTTGTGGAATTTAAGAAAAGAACTAACGAATCATATCCTCAGTTATTCGGCAAAGACATGGAAGGACATGACACCTCAGCAGAAGGAGCTTTTAACGAACAGTATGGCTGGTTCGGAAGTTTCTACACCCTCTCAGGTGGAGGAGATATTACAAAATTCGAAGCTATAGAAAGGCTTCCAATGAATACATGCTTAACCTATTTAAGTTTTGTAAAACAAAAAACAGAGCTTGAAGCTAAAAAGATAAAAGATGCAAGACGGAGATAAACAAGATTTAATAGACTCTTTATATGAGAGAATGCTTTTAGATGATGACGAAGAGATTGTATTAAGTGATGGATTTGAAGAAGCATTAATTGGAGTATCTGCCTCTGAACCTAAAATAGCTATATATGATTTTTGGAAAGCTATTGATTGTTTAATGAAGTCTAATGAGAACCTAGATTTTGATGAGGCTTTAGAATGGCTTGAGGATTTTTCCAAAGCTAAAGTAGACACCCTAGAATCATTAACACCAATATTTGTTAAAACATTATGAATACATATTTTAAA